GCGGCGAGGTTGTCCCGCGGCGCGCCAGCGACCGGAACGAGGTCGTCGAACTCCGTCGCACGCTCGCGCTTGCCGGGGTTGCGCGGCTTGCGCTCGGGAATCAGGTCGTCGAACTCGCCCACTCAGTAGTTCTCCAGCAGCCAATCCGCCAGCTTTGCGTTTCCCGTGGAACGCAGCCGCTCGGCCACCTTCTCCTTCGGTGCGCCGCGCTCGATCGCTCGGATCGCATCGGCCTTCCGCTGCAGCGCCTTTGCGTAGGCGCGCTGGTCAACGCCTGCGGGCGCCTTGCCGTTTGCCGCCTCGCCGAGTGATGCCTTCGGCGCATCCGCAAACTCGAAGTCGCCGCCGGCGTACACCTGATCGACCTCGGCCGCGGTCAGCTTGCGGCCCATCTCCTTCTGCAGCGTGGCGATGATGGTCTTGGCCGCGGCTGCGCTGCGCTTGGCACCTCCGCTGCCGCCGCTACGCGGGGTTTTCGGCGCAAACCCGCCAGCCGCCGCCTTCGCACGGCTCACGCCCGCACGCGCATCCAGCTCGCCGATCTTCGCGGTCTCGGTCTCCGTCGGGGTCGCGTCGCCGCCGACTTCGTATGGGTCGAGCTGGTAGCCAGAGTCGATCTCGTTCCGCTTCAGCGGCTTGCCGTCGATGGCGGCCAATGCTGCATTGCCCAGCCCCATGTCTGGCGTCAGTGCGTCCACCGCCTTGTTCTTCAGGCCATGCTCCTGCATCTGCAGCGGCGTCACGCCGGCAGTGTTGAGGTTCATGGAGTCCTGCGACTGCAGGGCATTGGCGATCATTGCCGCCTGCCCGAGCGGCAAGCCGGTGGCTTTTGCCACGGTCTCCGCTGTCTGCGACTCCCGCGCAATGCGCTTGATCTGCGCAGTGCTGGCATCCTCCATTGCCTTCTGCGTGCTGTAGTTCTCGCGCAAGCGCTTCAGGAACACGTCGCTGTTCCCGCCTTCGCGCCCACCGAAGACGATCTCGCCGAGCGCTTTTCCGCCTTGGTATGGAGTCGTCATCTCATGCCACCGGGTAGCCGCCGTATGCCGGCGCTGGCGAACCAGACATTGCGCCGCCCATCATTCCGCCCATCGCGCCGCCACCGCCCGCCATGCCGCTGTACGCGCTCAGCATGCCGGCGCCCATGTCGATCCACGGGTTACGGCGAACCGTGCGCCGGCGCAGTTCGTCGATGTAGGCCTGCCCGCGCGACTCCCGGCTGATGAGGTCGATGTCAGTCGCCAGCTTGCCGAACCCGAAGCCCTCGCCCTGGCGCTGCATGCCGGGCGCGTCGACCTGCGCCATGAGGTCGGCCGTCTGTCCAGCGTAGGCGTCCGCGCCCTGCGCTGCGTTGGCGGCATCGGCCTTGAAAGCAGAACCACCGAGCAGCGGGTTAAGGTTCCCACCTTGCACCGTCGGCCGGTTGCGGCGGAGCTGCGCGGCGTACTGGTCCAGCCGCTTCGCTTCCTCGTCGCGCGAGGAACTGCCTTCGATGCTGGTGATCTCCTTGTTCGTCCGCTCGTCTGCCTCCTTCTGCTTGGCGGACTGGTTGCGGATGCCCTCGGCGATCTTTCGATCTTCCTTCTTGGCGGTCTGGTTGGTGTTGTAGGCGCTCGCAGCCGAAGCTGCAGCCGCCGCCGCCAGCGCCACAATGGTTGAGGTTGCCAGTGCCATGTCAAATCGCCTTCGAGAATGAGGATTCCGAATGCCGGTAGCCCAGCCGTTCGTAGAGCTTCGCGGTGTGTTCGGGGCTGCTGGCGAGGTTCATCATCTGGATCATCACGACGCCCGCCTCACGGGCTGCAGGTTCGATCGCACGCAGCAATGCCAAGCCGGCGCCGGATGCGCGCTTGCCAGGCTCGACCCACCACATGACCTCGTGCGCCGACGTGTGCGCCGTGTTGAAGATGAAAGGCGCCACCACCAGCCCAACCATGCCGACGATCGCGTCTCCGGCCTCGGCCACCAACAAGATCCCCTGCGTGAGCAGGTAGTCGAAAATCACGCGCCCCGATGCCGGGTCATACGGGATGGTCTCGGCGTAGTACGCCGTGCTGTAGAACTGCCCGCCCATCGCAACGCAGCGATCCGCATCGGCTTCAGTGGCGCGGCGGATCTTCATCGGCTTCCGCCGTAGTTCATGGGCGCGTAGTAGCTGGCTCCGTTGATATTGTCCGCGCGCCGGCGATCGCCCATCTCGCGCGAACGCTTGATGAAGTCGGCGAAGTTGGCGAACGTGTCAGCCACGCCACCCGCGGCGCGATCCGGTCCGCCGGCCTGCAAGTTGACGCGCATCGCTTCGGCCGCCTGTTGCGCGCCCGTGGTGGCGCCCATTCCCGACGTTGCCAGCGAAATCAGGCGCGCACGTGCATCCTGGTCCGCCCCGCGGATGCTGGCGCCGAACTGCTGCGCCCCGCGCTCGACACCGAGCAGGCCACGTGCTGACGCCTCGGAGAACTCGCGGCCCTGGTCAATCTGCGTGCTGCCGCCGATCTGCCCGTTACGCGCCATCGCGAACTTCAGTTGACGGTCGACGCGGCCTTTCTCGCGATTCAGCTCGCCAGTGTTCAGGTCACGCTGCGCTGCGACTGCGCGCTCGATCTCCGCCTGACGTGCCGGCGAGTCGAACACCGCATTGACGCGGCCCTGCGTCGCCGCGATGGCCGCTTGCCGCTGCTTCTCAGCCGCCGCCGCTTCCTCGGAGGCCTTGTTCGTCGATCCCATGCACATGGCCCTACTCCTTGACCTTCGCGTAAATCGCCGCGTCCCGACCGTCGGGAAACCACGCACGCGCCACACCCTCGAAACGCTCACCGAGCGCCTTCATGTACCAGCGGCCCGCCTTTGTGCGGCTCGCCAGCGCGACCGTCTCGATCCGGTGGCATTCCCCGGACGCGAACAGTTGCGCCATCATTCGGCGGCATGACTTGGTGATCTCGCGCCAGTAGCGCTCCCATCCGCCATCGGCCACCACCATCCACGTCTGCCAGACCTTCGGGCGAACCTGGAAGAAACCGCCGGCCGCAACCGGAATGCCGCTATCGCCCAGCAGGCAGAACTGCCAGCCCGCCACTCCGACAAGCGCACGCACCGCGGCCTCGGGGTCGTAGGTCTCCGAGCCAGTCGCCGCGCAGAACTGATCCCGCTCCTCCGCGCACATGCGTTGGCACAGGGAGAACAGGTCCGCGACCGTTGGATTGGCGAGCAACGCCGTCATGGCTGCCCCTTCGTATCTTCCAGGTACAGCGCGGCCGACTTCAGGCTCCACGCAGTGCCGGCGGCGAAGTTGACCCGCAGCGAGAACGACGGACCCATGACCGGAATCGGAATGGTGCCGCCGGTCAGCGTGTCGGGGTTGATCGTGTACGGCGTGGTGAAGGCGGCGGTGTTGAGCTGGTTGTAGCCCACGGACAGGCTCGGGGCGCCGCTCGCCACCAGATCCACGGCCTCCAGCATCTTCGTCGCGCCGGGGTTGCCGTTGTCCAGCCACGGCCACTGGACAAGGCCGGTAAATGGCACCTCGTCGCCGTCCACGTGGTCGGTCAGCAGCCCCTTCTCGACGCGCAAAATCTTGTCCCCGGATCGAATGTAGAGATCGTCACCGAGCTGCGCGAACGCCTCAACGACGAAGGGAAAGATGTATTTGCTCCACTTGCCGGCCCCGCCGTTGAGGGTGTGGACGAATACGGTTGTCATGCCCCACTCCTGCCCGCAATCGAAATCGGCGTATTGAAGGTGCCGGGATAGGAAGACACGCCGCTGAAGGCGGTTCCGTCCACGGTGGAGACGACGCCCGAATCGCCCATGATGTAGAAGCGCCCGCCGGCATAGGCCACATTGCGGCCTTCCACCTCGTTGCGCGGCAGCGCCTCAGCCGAACGGGTCGTGCCCGTGCTGTGCGTCGCAGCGAAGCCGTCTGCGCTGGTGTACACGCTCTCGACGTTGCTGTTCACGATGAGCAGCACGCCATCGCCTGCGCAGAGCTGCAGCGGGATGGTGGTGTCCACCGCGCCGTCCACAACCTTGTCCGGCCAGGTCGCGCCACCGTCGTGCGAGCGCCGAACCTGCTGGCCCACTGCGGTCGCAAACCCGCCGCCGGTGGCGACATAGACGGAGGCGTAGAGCGCGCCGTCGAACTCCTTAATGTCGTGGAAGAACCGGATGCCGTCGCCGCTACCGCCGGGGATCGACGTGGAATCCGTGGTGATGACGTTCCACGTGCCGCCGATAGTCGCGCACGCGAGCAGCATTTGCGTGGACTCAAACCCGACGCTGCCGTAGTACATGCCGTTGGTGTAGGCAGTCATCGACAACGTGGTGCGGGTCGCGCCGCCGGAGATGTTGATCGTCAGCGTCGCCAAGTCCGTCGGCACGGATGAGGCATGGGCCAGCAGGCCGGTATGACTCGCGCCGAGATGCTGCAGGAGCCAGCCAGACGGGCCGTAGGAGCCAAAGCGGCCGATGGTGCCATGCACCGCCGCAACGCTGGACCAGGCCGTCGTGATGTCGGTCGAGTACACAGTTTCGCTGGCGCCGACCACGATCCACACGCCCTCGGAGTTGACCGAACACGCGGCTTGTGCCACGTCTGCGCCGGTGCCGGGGTCAATCGCGGCGAAGGTTGGGGTGGCCGTGGCCTCGGCGTAGATGAACGGCGTGGAACCGGAGCCCGTGATGAGCAGCTGCGCCGGCACCACTTCCACCTCGTCCTCCAGCACCTCAGCCGCCCAGCCGCAGAAGGCGACCACGCCCAGCGCATCGGTGACCTGCACGCCGAAGCTGTAGCTGCCAGGCGTGAGCACGGTTCCAGACAGGACGCCCGTGCTGGCGTTGAGCGTGAGGCCCGTCGGCAGTGCGCCGCTGGCGATCGAGAAGGTATAAGGCGCCGTGCCGCCGGTGGCGACATAGGTGTAGCTGTAGGGCACGCCTGCGGTGATCTCGATGAGCGTCGGGCAGGCCAGCGCAAGAGCACCACCGGAGCCAGCGGTTACGCCATCATCGCCGCCACAGAGCCAGTATTGCCCCATGCTGGGCCAGTAGGTAGACAGCGCCTTGTTGCCGTCGATTGCCCACTGCACCATTGCCGCCTGTACCAGCACGTCGATCGGCATGCCAACGTCGCCGGCCTGCAGGTTTTGCGCTGCGTTCGCGATGCCAACGCTGCGAACGCCTTGGTTGGACAGGAAATACAGGTCATTGCCGACGGCGCGAGCCGCCAGTGGATGCGTTGAGCCAATCCCGTCCATCTGGTCCAGCAGCGCCATCTGCGTCGGATCTGGGTCGGTCTGCCACATCTGGAAGCAGTTGGCGTTCCACGCGCACAGGTTGCCGCGGTACGGGAACAGCACGGCCATGTCGTTCGCGTTGGCCTGCTGCAATCCAGTCGGCAAATAGCCGGCATCGCTCGCGGTGGACCAGTCCAGCGGCATCGCGGTGGCGCTGTAGCGCACGATGTCCTCGTCGACTGCGAACACCTTGGAATTGATGATGCAGACGACTTTGGTGTTCGGGCACTTCTCGTCCTCGACGCGGCGACTCACGCACTCCCAATTCGCCGTCCCGTCCCGCACGAACGCGCCGACAGTGGTCGGCCAGACAGGCTCCGTCGTCCCGGATTCGATGATCGGCTGCGCCGTCCACTCGATCCACGAGACCTCGACAGCTTCCCAAATGACCGTGCCGTCATTGACCCGCGCGCCAAGCGTCGTCGGCCAGGTCGGTTCTGTAACGCCAGAGACGCCCGCCGCATCCTGCACCGCCCGGTAAGCCGTGCGCCGCGCCTCGATGGGAGCGCTGTATGTCCAGCGCGCGTCATCGATCAGGACACGCGTTCCAACCGTCCGCGTGGCTTCGACGGCAAAGGTCACGAACGCAGCCGCATCGGGCGCAACGCCCGCCACTTCAAGCTGCATCCACACGCCGGTTTCAACGCTGGACTCAAGCCCCGTGCTGGTCGAAATCAGGACGTTTGAGCTGTCATACCAAAGCAGTAGCGCCGTCGCACCGTCCGCCTCGTCGCTCACCTTGGCCTTGACGGTGGCGGTGATGACTTGTCCCGCCGTTGCCGGGTACGTGCCAGAGGTCTTGATCCTGCCGGAGCCTGTGCCGGTGAACTCGGCCTTGTACGTGCCCTCGTAGGTGTCGCCGGTGTTGATCGCCCAGCCCGTGTCCTTCGTCCATGCGGTATCGCCGGAATTGAACCCGCCGTTGAGGATCGGCACCGGCGCGGAACTCTGCGCGGCATTCGGGCGAACCGTTGCGCCCTTCGCGTAGGCGGTTGCTGGACGCCAGGCTGCGAGCGTCGTCATGGGGTGTAGTCCACGCGGGTGTCGGGATCCCAATACCGATTCCCGTAGCGCTCCTCCAAATACGGAGGCAGGCGCGGACGGGTCGGCGTCTCAGGTGGCGCAACCAGCGTGGTATCGCCCAGCTCGGAATACTCGATGAGCTTTGCGCCTTTCTTGGTCGGCCAGGTCGGCTCGGTATTCCCGGCGCGGACAGTCATGGCGTCACCACGACGGAAAGGTTTGTAAAGTTGGCGGGGTTGGGAGCCCCCGGCAGCGAATACACAACCCGCAGGTATACGCGGGCATTCGCCACCGCTCCGAACGGCGCGAGCGCAGCCGCCGTCATGGTCAGGCTGCTTGTGGTGCCGTCGCTGTTGCCATTCTCGGTGAGGAACGTGATGCCGGAGGCGTTAATGAAATCGACCGTGACAAAACCGGCGCCTCCTACGACATAGTTGTCCACGCTTACGTCGAATGTGCCGGAGGTGAACGGATAGAGCGCCTCGCGGTACAGGCGACCATACTGCGCGCCGGTTGGCAGCATGTTGTACTGCCCCGCTGGATCCTCCGTCCACGTGCCGGACAGCGCAACCCAACCAGTCGGCGCGTTCGAGCCGCCATCGCCCGGATCTGTCGGCACCGGGTTTGGATTCGGCGAGCCGCCTGGCGTACCCACGCCCGCCGCTTCGCTCGTCTCCGTCGCCTCGTAGTAGTAGCCGTTCGCCGTCGTCGGCTCGACCTTCGTCCCCAGCACGACTTCCATGCCGGGCACCCATTCCGGGTACTTCGGCAGTACGCGATGCGCCTTGTAGCCAAGCCCATTCGGCGTTGAGGGGACGATGATCTGTCCCTCCTGATACGTCGTGCTGGCTTCCCACTCGTTGGCCGCTTGGAGCCAGTAGTGGTACACGTCGCCATTCTCGAACTCAGCGGCCACGTAGAGATAGCCGAGGAACGGCGCGGCGTAGTGGATGTAGGTCAAGCCCTGCGACGGAAAGAACGGATGCGTCAGGACTTCGCAGCGGGTGCCGGCGGGACAGGCCTTCGGCGCGGTGGAGAACACCACGAGATCGCCGTCATGCGCGCACATGCCCAGCGTGCCGGCAGGCAAGTCGTAGGCCAGTACCGTGCCGGGGCGCTGCTCGATCGCGCCGTCAATGCCGACATAGCCATCGTCCAGGTCGTACAGGGTGTCCGGGTCTGCGCCGCCCTTCTCGCGGACGCGCTGGATGCCTTGCTTCAGGCCGGATAGCTGGATCGTCCGACTCACGGGCGCTCGCCTCCATACAGGAGCGCGGTCGCTGCGTTCTTGCGCTCTACGGCTCGCTCGAAGGTCTGCTCATCGCCTGAGATTTCGATGCCTCGCCTGCAAACACTCCAGCCAAATCGACCGTTGCTACGGGCATAAACACCAAGCTCGCCGGTGCTAGACCGCGCCCGCTTGTTGTGGTTTTGGACATCGCGCTGCACCCATCGGCAATTGTCACGGGTGTAGCTACCGTCCACGTCGATGCGGTCGAGCGTGTAGCTGCGATCCGGCCTCGGCCCAATATCGGCAAGGAACTTGGAAAAATCAGACGCCCACGTACTGCAGACGGTGATGCCGCGGCCGCCGTACTCTGGATAGGCGCGATCCGCTACGTTCCGGCAGCGGCTATTCATTCGCCCCCACGTGATGTACTCCGGCGACTTGCTGCCTCGCGCATGGCCATGCGATAGCCGCGCTTTTGCCTGCGCGCACGCGGCGCACTGCGTTGACCACCCTGCTCGCAGGTGCGAGGACTGGACGGGCTTCTCTGTGCCGCACTCGCAGCGGCACAGAACAAGCGTCCGACCGTTGAGTCGGTATGGCTCGCCGAGCGGAGTCCATCGAGTCCCGGTCATGGCGATCACCACGGCACCAACGGCCGCGGCGCGGTGTAGACGTAATCCGCCTCAGCGAATCCGCCGGGGAGGTAGCGGTTCACGCCATGCGAGCCAGCGATGAGCTTGCCCAGGTGGACCTCGAACTGCGACATGTAGAGCTGCGCGTCGGGCTGCTGGTACTGCGTCTTGGCCTGCGCCAGCGCCAGCAGGTAGACCAGCTCGTCATCGACGCTTGGCTTGTCCGCATCGGCCGCGAACGCTTCCGGGTTGAAGTGGCCGCGGATGATGAGCTGGCCTTCCGTCAGGGTCGGCGCCGGCCAGAGCTGGATGCATTGGCGGAAGTCGAAATGCGTGGGCGGTCCGCCGGTGGAGTAGCCAAGCGCGTGCGGCGGGATGCCCTGCGTCAGCGGGCGCCAGGCGCCGTCGGCTTCCTTCACGCCAACCCAGCGCACCTTGTAGGGGTCGATCGTCTTGGCGCACTCCTCCTCGTTGTCGGGGAAGTCGTACAGCGCCACGTCAGCGGTCAGGTCCCACGAGAACCAGCGTTCGGTGCGCAGCGCGTCGTAGCGCCGGTAGATGAGCGCGTGCGCCGCCTTCAGGTGTTGGTCGACGGCTGCCTTGCCGCCAGCGGGGAAGCGGATACCGCCGAGGGCGATCTCTTTCCAGTCCTTCGCGTCGCTCTTGCCGTAGTGCGACTTGGCGAGGTAGCAGGCCATCGCCAGAACGGCTGTGGCGTCCAGTGTGTTCGAGTCGCCATCCACCGTCATCCAGGCAGGTAGCGAAGCCGTCAGTCCCAGTCGGCGCCACAGGTGTTGCTGCGCCTCGTTGAGCCAGTCGTCCAGCAGGGCAGACATGCCGGGCGGGTAGCTCGACCCCATCGCCGCGAAGCCAAGCATGCGGAACAGTTCGGCGCGAAGCTCGCTCAGGGTGCGGACATCGCTGGCAGTGAGCGGATCCACGAACCCCAGCGCGGCGTACAGGGCCAGGCGGAGCTGCGCAAAGGTGCGGTAGCCAGTTACGTCGTCGCAATCGCAGTTGATGGTGTCGGTGATCGCCACGCTTGCTCCCTATAGACAGCAGGCCGAGTCGCCCCGGCCTGCCTTTACCGCTCCCGCAGGAGTTGCCTTACTTCTTCGCTTCGGCCTTGGCCGGCTTCGGCGCCGTGCGCACCTTCGGCTCGGCGGACGCCGTGCTGGCCTTGGTACGCGCAATGCCCATGCTGAAGCCGTACTTCTCCAGCCGCTCGACGCCCATCGGAAACGCAGCACGCACGTAATCCGGTTGGCCCGTGCGGTTGTAGAGGCTCACCAGCCGCGCGTATTCGGACGCGGCCGATTCATCCAGGTCGACGGTCAACCCTTCCGGCTTGGCAACCACAGACACGTGGCCCTCCGCCGGGTAGATCGCGCGAAGCACTTCGATTTCATGCTCCGCGACGGTCAGGTTGATGCTTTCTTTGCCGCGTTTGACCGCGACACAAATCGCGGGGAACTCTTTGGTCTGCATGTACCCTCCGGTTTTGCAGGTCAGGCGATGAGGTTCGCGTCCACCTTGCCGGCGGAGCCGCCGGTGGTGACGTTCAGCCGGGCGTACTTGTCCAGCGTCACGTTGGCCGTGAACTTGGTGCGGGTGATGCCGCTCGTGGTGAGGACATCGGTCCAGGTGGAGTTGTCCGGGCTGGTTTGGATCTTCACGACCGGCGAGCCGGTCATGCCCGTGAACAGGATCTCCGCGATGGCGGTGTGACCCCGCGCGTGCGGGGTGGTGATGGTGGAAACACCGGTCTGAGCGGCAACGGCCGTGCCATCGACGGCAGCGCCCAGCGAGAGAATCTTTGCCATGACTGCAGGCTCCTTACGAGATGGACAGGACGGCCAGCGCGTTGCGCTGATCGGTGGTCAGGCCGTACTTCGAGGTCTTGGCGAAGTAGTGGACGTAGCGGTCCGGCAGGCGCTCGGGCTTGCGGTTGACCATCCAATGACCCTTCAGCGGGCGCAGCACGATCTTGTCGCTGTGCAGGAAGTAGCAGGTCTTGGTCAGGGTCGCGTCCGAGTCCGCGGTGCCGACGGCATCGAGGGTCGGATCCCACGTCAGCTCCACGCCCTTGAAGTACAGGCCCGTGGTGCCTGCATCCATCGACACGCCGCCGCGCTGGTTGCCGGCCGCAGTGATCTCGCGGTTGATCGTGGTTCCCGCCTGAGTGCGGTAGTTGTCCAGGAACGCGGAGCCGCACGGGATGAAGTTCGGGGTCACGCCGCCATAGCGCATGACATCGCGCCAGCTCTGCTCCATCTCCTCGATCACGTCGGTCGTGGTGATGCCGGTGTTGACCACGTTGCGGAAGTAGCTGACGGTCGCCGATGCGATGCCGCCCACGGTGTTGCCGTTGGTGGCCCAATCGACCGCGAGCTTCTGCACGATGTGCTGCAGGCCGGGGCAGGACTTCGCCGTCGCGCCGGTGCGGTACATCTCGTAGGCCATCGCTTCCTGGATGGACTTCTTGAGCGCGTCGTAGCTGGCCTCCAGCAGGTTGACGAGCTGTTCCTTCTCCATGCCGGACGCAACCGCATTGCGGTCGTCGGTCATGATGATGCCGTTCGCGGCCAGGCGGTCCTCGTCGAACCAGAACCCGTCGTGGTTGTTGTACCAGGTGAAATCCGTCCAATCGACCGGATCGCGCTCGTTGTACGTCACCTGATCGGCGCCGAAGTAGTTCTGGTAGTTGCCGTTGTTGGTGGTGTAGAGCGGCTGCTTGAAGGACCCGTTACCGTAGTTCGAGTCCTTCTTGTTCTTGACGAGCCAGTCCAGCAGGCGGTGCTGGATGTTGATCTGGTCGACGGGCTTGGTGCGCTCGTAAGACTTCAGGGTGTAGTCGGCACCGGAAGCGAGCTGCTCGGTGGTAAAGGGCATGGCGAAAATCCTCGAAGGAGATGGGGTGTTGTCCATCCACGTCGAGGAGCGCGAAGCCTCAATACGGCGCTACCGGGCGCGACCCCGGCTTACTGCA